CCTCTCTTATGGTATGGAATCTGATGGCAACTTGTCCATCCGTAAACGGTCTGTTCCGCCGGATGGCTGGGCAAGTATTCGCACAGTTCTTTCAGGTTCATCCACTGGTCGGCAGGCCGTATTTGCGGGATATTGTTCAGACCGTCAATCTTGGAGTCAAGTTTATTCAACTTGTCCATCATCCATGACATTGCCTTGGGCAAATCTTCAAATGTAATGTTCTTGTCTTCCATATCATTATCAGTTGATTTTGCCGCAAAGTAATGGCAAATCCCAATACTGATTTATGGGTGACAAATATCACATAAAGAAACATCAGCAGGTCATAAGAATCATAAACAATATGCGCTGATTATCAGCATCTATAATGACAAATTCCATTATTAGATTTTTTCGCTTATGCCTCTCGGCATAAGCGAATCATCATTGAATCATAAGGTTGTGAAGATAAAAATGCACAGAAACAGAAAGCCACCCACATGAAGATGCAGATGGCTTATGACTTAAATGAAATGATATAAGAGGTTATTCGGTCATTGGCAAATCCAGCTTAATCGTCTTGGTTGCCTCTTCCTTTTTGGCATCAACGACCTTGGCATAAATTTGAGTTGTACGGACATTCGTATGACCAAGCATTTTGCTGACCGTATAAATGTCTGTTCCTCCGGCGAGTTGCAGGGTTGCATACGAGTGCCTAAAGCAATGGTAGGTGATGTGCTTCGTTATTCCGGCTTCTGCAACCCATTTCTTAATCGGACGGTTAATCCATGACGGGTCGGGAAGTCCTGCAAAAACAAGTTTCTCACCGTCTTTCCTTTCGCCGCAAAGTTGGTATGCCTGTTCGGATATGGGCATATACTCAACACCTTTGGTCTTTTGTTGGGTAAAGTTCAAGCGATAACCGCCATTAAATTCTTCAATCTCTGACCACTTCAATTTTTGTATGTCGCAATGGCGAAGGCCTGTCAAAGCTGAAAACAGCGAGGCTCGTTTTAATAATGGGTCACATGGAGTTTGCGCCAAACGGTTTAGCTCATCTACTGTCAAATATTCCCTACGGCTTTCTCGCCCTTGAATACCCTTGACCTTTGCCCCAATATCAACAGTCAGATAGCCATCAATAAAAGCCTGCTTCAATGCTGCCTTGAATATTGAGAAATAAGTGGATGCCGTGTTTTGAGAGAGAGTACCATTCTTTGTTCCACCTTGTGGTGCGTTGAGAATAAATTGCCGGAACGATTCTACAAACTTCAAGTCTATATGTGAAAAAGGAATAGCATTTCCTTTTGAATAAATCTTCAGCAGCTCATATACACGGTTCCAGTTGGCGATAATAGAATCAGAACTGTGCGCATGACGGGTGCGCTGCACATGGTCAAAGTATTCAATGAAATTATAACGGGAACGCTCTAACTGTTCTGCTTGTTCTGCATCTGTTTCAGAATATAAAGAAGCATTATCATATTCCTTCTGTCGCAGGCTTCTCACCTTATCGGCATAGATGCACGATTCTTGGTCTAACTGTGATTTGCATTGGATAATACCGTTCAAATCACGTTTAGGCTTATAAGTGGTTTTGCCGTCCTTGTCAGTTCGGGCGTTCCGCGACTTATCCCAAATGGGAGTGGTGATGGTACGGTTCAGGTATTCACGCACTCTTTGGGGAGAGGATTTGTCTGCTTGAAAAACCGGATAGGCTTCAACATACAGATACCATTCCTCGCGGTATTCTGACTTGCGGAGTTTTACCGAAACTCGTGTATTGGCCAACGCTTTCTTCATTGCTTCGCTCCTTTATATAGATTATCAATTTCTTTCTTGGGGGCATAGACGAAGTTACCTATCTGACGGGTAGGGATAGAAAATCTGCGGATATGCTGATAAACCGTGCTGTCATCCAAATGGAACTTCTTGGATATTTCGCCAATAGTATAACAGTCCTTAGGTTCCAGGCTATACAGTTTGGCAACAGGCTTTGGTTTTGCTAAAGCTTTCTTCCGTAGCGGATAGAGTTTCAACAGTTCTTCTTTGCTAACACGAATTTGGTTGGTGCCAAGATTTATATGTGAGATAGTACCTTTATGTATCAGACGGTACAAAGTGTCTTTACTGATACCGAACAGGGCATAGGCTTCTGACACCTTGATGTAATCTTGGTGCTTCGGGATGCTTTTCACGATTTCATCCAATCGCTGGTTTCGTTTCTCCTCGTCTTTCCTACGCTTATACGCAATATTGGAACAGCGTTTAGAGCAATACCACGATTCTATGGTCTTGGCGATGAACTCCTGACCGCAGACTTGACATTTACGCTTTATTTCAAACTTAGCTGCTGGCATAATACTGATAATTATTCGTTTATATTTAACCTATTTGTATTTTGTCGCACATTTCCTACTTTTTTATCGCGGCACAAATATGGTACAAATATACGATAAAAATCCGAGAAACAAGCAAATCTATCGGAAAGTGATAAAACGAAAATAGGGCATAACTCATTGAGCTACACCCTATTTTTCTATTATTAGTTATCGTTGTTTACTGATACTTACTTCACTTCCTCGAAGTCAGCATCCTGTACATTGTCATTGTTCTTGCTTGAACCCTGACCTGCATTGTTATTTGCCTGACCTGCGTTAGGACCAGCCTGAGCACCACCTGTCTGAGCGTACATTTCAGCACTTGCGGCCTGGAATGCAGCCTGAAGTTCTGCGCTTGCAGCATCGATACCAGCCAAATCCTGAGCCTTGTGAGCGTCTTTCAGTTTCTGAAGAGCAGCTTCGATAGGAGCTTTCTTGTCAGCCGGAATCTTATCGCCAAGGTCTTTCAACTGATTTTCTGTAGAGAAGATCAAGCTGTCTGCCTGGTTCAACTTGTCGATGCGTTCCTTTTCTTTCTTATCAGCTTCTGCATTAGCTTCAGCTTCAGCTTTCATACGGTCGATTTCTTCCTTGCTCAAACCAGATGAAGCTTCGATACGGATAGCTTGTTCCTTACCTGTAGCCTTATCCTTAGCAGAAACCTTCAAGATACCGTTGGCATCGATATCGAAAGTTACTTCAATCTGAGGTACACCACGACGAGCCGGAGCGATACCTGTCAGGTTAAACTGACCGATTGACTTGTTCTGAGCAGCCATCGGACGTTCACCCTGCAATACGTGGATGGTAACTTCTGTCTGGTTATCAGCTGCAGTAGAGAACACTTCGCTCTTCTTGCACGGAATGGTTGTGTTGGCATCAATCAACTTGGTCATTACACCACCCATTGTTTCGATACCCAGTGTCAACGGAGTGACATCCAGCAATACGATGTTACCTACACCAGCTTCCTTGTTCAATACGGCACCCTGGATACAAGCACCTACGGCTACTACCTCGTCCGGATTTACACCCTTAGAAGGAACTTTACCGAAGAAGTCTTCTACCAGTTTCTGTACAGCCGGGATACGTGAAGAACCACCTACCAGGATTACTTCGTCGATATCAGAGTTGTTCAAACCTGCATCGCTCATTGCTTTCTTACAAGGTTCAAGACAAGCCTGAATCAAGTTGTGAGCAAGCTGTTCGAATTTAGCACGAGTCAAAGTCTTAACTAAGTGTTTAGGCACACCAGCTACCGGCATGATGTACGGCAAGTTAATTTCAGTAGAAGTTGAAGAAGACAATTCAATTTTTGCCTTTTCAGCAGCTTCCTTCAAACGTTGCATAGCCATCGGGTCAGTAATCAGGTCAGCACCTTCGTCATTCTTGAATTCCTGAACCAACCAGTCGATGATAACCTGGTCGAAGTCATCACCACCCAGGTGAGTATCACCGTTAGTTGACAATACTTCGAATACACCGCCACCGAATTCCAGGATAGAGATATCGAATGTACCACCACCAAGGTCGAATACGGCTACCTTCATATCTTTGTTAGCCTTATCTACACCGTAAGCCAATGCAGCTGCAGTCGGTTCGTTCACGATACGTTTTACATCCAGACCAGCAATCTGACCAGCTTCCTTCGTAGCCTGACGCTGAGAGTCAGAGAAGTATGCCGGAACGGTGATGACAGCTTCTGTTACTTCCTGTCCCAAATAATCTTCAGCAGTTTTCTTCATCTTCTGCAGAATCATTGCAGAGATTTCCTGCGGAGTGTACAGACGTCCGTCGATGTCTACACGCGGAGTGTTGTTGTCA